CCACTTAAAATTATTAAAATTTTTAGGGTTTGAATTTTTGGAAGAAATTTCTTACGGACCCAACCAATTGTCCTTTATAGAATTTAGCCGTGTGCGCACCAGATCCCAATAGGGGAATAAGAATGCAAGCCAAAATAGAGAAGCAGAAAAAGGACACTGCCTATGCTTCTGCATCTCTAAAATATTGGAACAGGGAAGCCTCCCACAAGATGGGAAGGAACCGCATTACAAAAGGCTTAAGCCGATCGAAAAGCGATGCTTATTCTAGAGCTCTATGGGCACTAGGAAAAGGCAGAGTACAACAAGAAGCACTTTATAAAGCTAAACAACAATTCGTTACCAGAGATACTGCCGGAGAAAAGTTTGGTACTTCACGTGCTAGAGGATTTAGAGGTGGTAAAGGTATGGCACAGAAATACGAAGCGTTATTAGCTAAACAAAGTCAAATAGAAAGCAGCATTGATAACACATTTGGTAGAAATATGGACGTAATGAACCAAAAGATAACACGTAACTACCAGAACCAGATGGCTAAAAACAGACAAGCATTAGGTGTAAGACCTGAATATGGTATGCCTGTAATGATGCCACCTAAGGATAGAGCTGGACAGAACTGGGCTAACCTACAACTAGCATTGTCTATTGCTGGTATGGGTGCAGGATTTGTAGGTAAAGGAGGTTAATCATGGGTAGTTCTTATTTTGAATCATTAGGTAGAGCTACAGCTGCACCACCTGATATCTCTAAAACTAATTATATGCAGACAGAAGTTGACATGTCAGAGTCTGTCAATAAAAATATTGATGAAACTACTGCAGCTAATGAAGCTCATTTTAATCAGCTGATCAGCATCTACAAGCACATGGACGAAAGAGCCCAAGGTGCTCCAAGTAGATGGGAAAAGTTGCTTAAAACAGCTGATGAAGCTGATGATAGCTTCCGTGAATTTGAGGAATACTTAGGAAAGGTTAATCAATATAAGAAAAGGTATTTAGATTATAAAGATACTACAATTAAATTTCCTAAGTTAGTAGAAGAAAGTGGTCTTACTGCTGAACAACATCAAGCTCAAGCATTAGAAGATAAAGATTTAATAGCTGAAGCAAACGCTAAGAACAATAGAGACGTTGTTAGAAACGAAGCTAATGCACTTGTAGAAGAAGTAAAAGATGTAGATGTTGATGCAGCTTATAACTTACAAGAACCTTACATTAAAGAACAGCTGATTTCTGAAAACCTAGATGGTTTGGTGGAGATGATCCCTCATTGGCGTACTTATGCTCGGCACGGAATGAAGGTTCACCACCCTAGTTTTGGGTATACACCTGAAGGTAAACCTATTCATAAAGCTTATAATGATCCTGGTACTACACTAGAAGATAAGCAAATAATAGGTGATATTATTGATGCACATTTCTTCCAACAACATGAAGGTGTAGCAAAAGGTAGACTTGGTTTATATAAGAAAGATTTCATTAACAAAGCATTAGAACTGGGTCGTGCTAGAGATCTAAAATTACAGAAAGAAAGTGTAGCAGCCTTAGATGAAGCATATTTGACAGCAGCAGGTAAGGAATTAAAGCATAAGTTAAAGACTGAAGGTGGTCAAGCGTTTGTTACTATGATAACAACAGAGATGCCTCGCTTTAAGGATCCTATTACTGGATTACCTTCAGCAAGACTTGCTAGAGAAGCAATATTTAATTTTGCTATACTGCATAGATCTAGAGGTGATATAGATGATGTTGATGTTAAAGCTATAGGCGATGCTTGGGTACAACCTTATTATGCAGAAGGTACAACACCTCCTCCAAAACAAAGAGTAAGAGATTTCTGGAAAAAGGATTTCAAAAGGTTAAAAGCAGCTTCAGCTAAAGCACAGAAAGAAGAATTTGAGGAGAGAGAAGCAATACATAATGGTGAAAAGAAAGATGCTGCTTCAACAATATATGACTGGGCTACAGAAGAAGACCGTACTTATAAACAGGTACAAAAAGCTTTAGCTGGATTTGATGCTGACTGGGGTACAACTCCTGAAACTAGACCAGATTTACTCAAGAACTTAGAGTATCAAAATAGGGATATAGATATAGATCATGATGGAATTCTGACACATAGATACGATAATCACGGTATACTACCATCTCAAGAAGAAATAGATAGATTCACTAGTGATGCATTAAAGACAAAATGGCAAAATAGATTAGATGCAGGAACTGGATTAAGAAAAGGTACAGACGGAGCAGGTACAATTGGTTTCAGAAATACTCAACTTCGATCTATAGTAAATAAAAGAATGGATGAGGACTTTGCAAACACTGAATCTGCAACACCATTATGGAACAACGTGTACAACCATGCAACTACAGAGTACATGAATGTTTATAGAGCATTAAAATCAGAGGGTATATCAGATGCAAAAGCACATGCAGCTGCAGAGAAGTCTGTAGTTACGAAGTTATATGATCCTAAAATTGATTGGACTATGCCTATACATAAAGGTGATAACTCATTATCAAAATTGATAAATAGGAGAAGAGCCATAGATCTTGTACTTGCAGACAAAGATATAATTGATACTAGAACGACACCATTTGAAGGTGAAGAGCCTCATCTTAAAGCTGGCCTTGCATATAAACAAGGTAAGGGTAAACTTCCTGCATATTACGTCTATTGGCAGAGAGCTACTGGTATAGACGCTAAAGATATATTAGAAAGAAGACTCGCAGCTAATGGAATTGATGTTGATACTACATCACCTGAAAAAGATAATTTAGAGCCAGCAGATGCAAGGAAACTTGAACTGAAACCTACATCTGGTAATACATATCAAGTTACTCAAGATAACCCAGATTATACTTGGATGCTTAACACAGTTCAGAATAAGGAATCCTTAAAGAATGGTGGTTATCTTGCACTGAAAGATCAAAATGGTAAATGGACTAATATAGAAGCTGTCACTGGTAAGACATTAGATCAGATAACATATGGAGATGCCTATGCATTAGCTATAGGCGGTTATAGTCACTTCGGTATGTATGGTCTAACAGCTCAAGGTATAGTAGATATAGTAGAATCTGGACAGGTACCATTAGATGCGTCATGGGATAAAAAAGATCAAGACTTACTTTTACTTGCTAGACTAAGGCAGAAAACCCAACAAGCACAACAGAATACAGGTATTAATACTAGGTATAGAAGGCTTGTTAATATTAGGACAGAAGATAAAGAACGATTTAAAACGATAGCTGGAGACCTACCACCATGGTTACAGTTAGATACACTGTTACCAGAGTGTGCTAAAGAACTATGTAATGCACAATTACAACAATAATTAGGTAAAAAAATGCCAGAAGATCCTATAATCCCTAATGAAATTCTACAACAAGCTAATGATGCTTCTTTAGAATTCTTAGAAGGATTACAACAACAAGAGGTAGATACGTCTGCAGCTGAAATTACAGATCAAGCAACTGAGGCCAAGGCTACGGCTGTACAAGATGACCCCAGGGAAGCTGATCAATGGGGATTAAAAGCATTAGCCAAAGAAGGGCAATCCATACTATCAGGTGGTCTTCAAGATACCGCCTCCTCTATAACTACCTTTCCAGAGCGTACAGCTGATGCACTCTCTGGAGAGATGGCTAGAGAGAAGAAGGAGAAAGGTTATTATAGACCTGAATGGGATCCCTTCGTTGACTATGATAATCCAATAGAAACTAAAACATGGTGGGGTAAATTACTTAGAGGTACAGTACACTTCGGTTCATTAGCAGCGGCTATTATACCTGCTGCTAAAGCAACTGCTGTTAGATTAGGTGTAGGTGCAGCATGGGCTGGGACAAGTACTCTAGTTAGAGCTGGTTCAGTCGGTGCAGTATCTGACTTAATATCTAAAGAATCAGATGGTCATAACGCACTAGGTGCAGTTAGAGAACGGTTTGGTTTTATAGATACTCCTCTCACTACAAAAGAAACTGATCACCCTGTAATGATGAAATTAAAAAACATCGTTGAAGGGATAGGAATTGGTCTTGCTTTTGATGGTGCAGCTATGCTGTTAGGTAAAGGCTCTAAGAAAGCTTTACGACAGATTAAAGGTAGAAATGATAATGCTGAGCAAACAACTATTGAAGCTGGCCTCAGCCAACTAAGAAAAGGTGAAACTGAATTTCGTGCTGATAAGAATAGACCTGTTGCTGAACCACATCAAGGGGCTCACATAACAGAACAGACACCCTATGAAGCATGGGAAACTAATAAGAAAATACGTAAAGATTGGGGATCAGAAGAAGGATCTACGGGTTCTGTAACAACTCCTGTACAACGTGAACGTATTGCTAGAGAAGGTGATATCAGTGAAGCTACGGCTGAACAGATATTAAGAAGACTATATAGTGCTGATAAATTTCAGCAAGTTCTAGACCAAGCTAAACGTAGCAGAAAGACATTAGTAGAAGTATTTGGTGATTCTCTTATGGCTCATCAACGTATAACTGAAGGTAGAAATGCTGCTGAAATGACAGCTGCTGAATACCTAGAAGATTTGTGGAAATCTAAAGATAGCTATGATGTAACTAATATGGCTGGTGAAGTGATAGATACTATCGAAACATTCACTAGTAAGAATATAGTTGTAGCTGATTTAACTGTAGGTACATTATTACATCAAATAAGAGATACAGGTATTGCTGGTAGAGAACTAGCAGATATTGTAAACCTTAGTGATATAGATGGACCTGCAGCACAAGTTGTTGATACAATGCTTACTGCTTTAACTGAAACAAAGAAAGCTAGAATTATTAAATCAGATAACTTCAGACAGATTGGAGCTGGTAAACAAAGGGAATTCCTAGAGTCAACATTAACAAAAGAGATGGCTGATACGAGAGAGTCTATTATGACAATCCTCAAAATCGCTAAAGAAGATGCTGACCCAGGCTTATTAAACGCTTTGTTTGAAACGTTCTCATCTATGAAGACTGTAAATAATCTAGATGACTTTGATAATTGGGCTAGAAAAATGATTAAAGGTGGTAGAATTACTGCCGATTCTCCAGATAGAACTGGTGCTTTAATTAGAGAGCTAGAAGGTGTCTTTACTAATAGTATATTAAGTGGACCTAAAACTCCAGCAAGAGCTATATTAGGTACATCTACAGCAACATTCCTACGCCCTATGGCTACAACATTAGGCGCTGCAATGAAAGGTGATCAGGCTACAATGAGAGCTGGTCTATCATCGATGAATGCTATGATTGAAGCTATACCTGAATCATTCAAGTTATTTAAAGAAAGACTAAACTCTTACTGGAGTGGTGATATGTCATCTATGAAGACACGTTACTACGAATATACAAGAGCTGATGATAACTGGGAAATTCTGAGAAGGTGGGCTGAAGATAGTGGTAGAGCTACAGAAGGTGAACGAGCTATGTTTTCAGCAGCTAATATGGCTAGAAACTGGAATAACAATAGCTGGTTAACTTACTCTACTAAACTTATGGCTGCTACTGATGATGCTTTCGGGTACATCCTAGCTAGAGCCAAGGCTAGAGAGAAGGCTATGCGTAGTGTAATGGAGATCCAAGGCTCTGGTGGACAAGTTCCTAACATCACTAGACCATTAATGCAAGCTTACGAGCAAGATTTCTATGGTCAGATTTGGGATGCTGATGGAGCTATTGTAGATGAAGCAACTAAGTTTGCTCGTAAAGAAGTAACTTTAACACAAGATTTAACTGGATTCTCAAAGGGATTGAATGATGTATTTACTGCTAACCCATGGGCCAAGCCTTTCTTTCTTTTTGCACGAACTGGTATCAACGGTCTTACTTTAACTGCTAAACATACACCTGGATTTAACTTCTTAGTTAAAGAATTTAATGATATAGCATGGGCTAATCCAAATAATTTAGAATCAGTAGCTAAGTATGGTATTACTTCAGCTGAAGAACTAGCTAATGCTAAGGCATTACAAGTTGGTAGATTAACTATGGGTTCTAGTCTGGTGTTTATGACATCAATGAGCTTTATGTCTGGTAATATAACAGGTAATGGACCTGTTGATAGACAGAAAAGACAGATGTGGATAGATGCTGGGTATAAACCAAGACATATTAAGTTAGGTGGTGTATGGGTAGGATATGAATCTATAGAACCATTTAACCAGATTATAGCTGCCATTGCAGATATAGGTGACTACAGTCAATTGATGGGAAGTGAATGGACAGAAGATCAATTCCAAAAGATAAGCCTTGTTCTTGCACAAGCCGTATCAAGTAAGACATATTTTGCTGGTATGCAACAGTTTGTTGATCTTGTAGCAGGACAACCTGGTGGACAGAATAGGATTTTAGCTAGTCTAATGAATAATACAGTTCCTATGGCTGGTCTACGTAATGATCTAGGTAAACTCTTTACTCCTCATATGAAAGAGTTGAATTCTGGTATAGTCGACTCCATAAGAAATAGGAACCTAACTAGTGAATATCTTCCTGGGGATGATCTACCTATTAAGTATGATTTTCTTAATGGTAAGCCCATCAAGGATCATGATTTTATGACTAGAATGTTTAATATGTTCAGTCCTATATCTTTAAATTTAGATCAAAGTCCTGGTAGAAGATTCTTATTTAGTAGTGGTTATGATACACGATTATCAACTTATTACTCACCTAATGGAGATGATTTATCAGATAGTCCAAGAATCAGATCTATGTTCCAAAGATCAATTGGTAAGCAAAATATAGAAAGGCAATTAGATAAACTTGCTCAAGATCCTAAAGCTATAGAATCCCTTGCTCAAATGCAAAGAGATATTAATGGTGGTCTTAGAGGTAACTATGAACCTGAAGATTATTATCATATCATGAAGATTGATGCTATCTTTGAAAGAGCTCGTCAGTTAGGATGGGCACCACTTGTAACTGATCCTGCTGTTGTTGCTTTAAGAGATAGACGTAGACAGAAAGATGTAGGTAGGTATTCTAAGCAGCAGAAAACTAAACAAATACCTTCATTACTTGAGATGTATAAATAATGGCAGTAGAAAGTAACTATACAGGAGATGGTAATGATAAAACATTTGACATTACCTTCCCTTACTTAGAAACCACCGATGTTATAGCATCCTTAGCGGGTGTTACAAAAACACTAGATACAGATTATACTATTTCTGGTTCTGTTTTAACATTCAATACTGCCCCTGGTAATGCTGTTGCTATAAGTATTTTTAGGAATACTAATATTGAAACAGCTCAAGCTATTTATACTGCAGGTTCTTCTGTTAAGGCAGCAGACTTAAACGATAACCAAAATCAAGCATTATACAAACTTGAAGAAGTAGGTACTGTTACTGCTAATGATACAGGCTTAGGTTTAGTTTCAGGTAGTAAAGGTGATATACATGTTAATACAGCAACAGATTGGTATATAAAAGCAGGTGTAGTTGAAAATAGTATGTTAGCTAATTTTACTTTAAATGGTAGTAAATTAGCTACAGACTGTATAACTGCAGATAAGATTGCAAACGATCAAATTGATTCAGAACATTATATAGCTGGAAGCATCGATAATGAACACTTAGCAAATAACTCAGTTTCTGCAGATAAGATTCAAGATGCCAGTATTACAGTATCAAAGCTTAGTAGTGCAGCTCAGGCTGGGCTATTAAACCCTATAGGTACTGTTATCTGGTTTGCAGGTTCTAGTGCCCCTAGTGGTTATTTAAAGTGTAATGGTGATACCATACCTAATGGTAGCGGTACTGTACAAAGTATTACACATAATTTTTCAGATTTATATAACATTGTAGGTGCAACATTACCTGATTTACGTGGTGAATTCATACGTGGTTGGGATAATAGCAGGGGAGTAGATAGCGGAAGAAACATAGCAACTACTCAAGGTGATGATAATAAGCAACATAACCATACTACATCTATTAGCGGTACACTAACAAGTAACCAAGCTAGTTTAACAGGTTCTGTAGGCGGTGTATCTGAATCCTATGGCTCAGGTGGTACTGCTAGTGGTGTCTTTTCAGGACCATCTGGTTCTACATCTATAGGTGGAACACCATCTCAACACTCCGACCAAGGTAGTGGTGCAGGTTTTTCATTTGATGGAGGACACCAACACACTGTTCCTACAAGCGGGTTAGGGGTGTCAGTTAATAACACAGGTGGCTCCGAAAGCAGACCAAGAAACGTAGCTCTACTCGCATGTATCAAATATTAAAGGAAACTAATGGCAACTTTTAAACAATATAGTCAGACGCTAAACGATGCTTCAGAAGCCTTTAGTATTGATAGCTTTACGTCTGATGAAATCAAAGTAAGAGTAGATGGTGTATTAAAAACAGCCACTACTCATTATAACATAACTAGTTATACTACAAGCGGTGGTACTGTAACATGGACATCAGGTAATGTACCTGCTGAAAATGCTGTAGTACGCATCTACCGTATAACAAACACAAGCTCTGCTAAAGCCACCTATGCAGCGGGATCATCTATTAAGGCTGGTGATCTAAATAATAACCAAACACAATTGCTACGTGCGATTGATGAAGAGAATGATCAGTTAGCACAAACTTGGGATATAGAAGGTAGTGCAGTAACAACTGCTAAGATTGCAGCTGATGCTGTGACTGGAGCCAAGATAGCAGACGATGCTATTGACTCTGAGCACTATACAGACGGTAGTATAGTTACAGTTCATTTAGCAAATGGAGTTATTAATAACGCTAAATTAGCAGATGACATTTTATCACCTACTAAATATCAAGATGGTTCAATTGCAACTGCAAAGATAGCTGCTGATGCTATAACAGGTGCTAAAATCGCTGATGATGCTATAAACTCTGAGCACTATGCTGCAGGTTCTATTGATTTAGAGCATATGTCTGCTAATTCTGTAGATAGCGATCAGTATGTAGATGGATCTATAGACACAGTTCACCTAGCAGATAACTCAGTAACTGGTGCTAAGTTAGCAGCAGGTACTATTGATACAAGTGATTTAGCTGACTCTGGAGTGACTACTGATAAGATAGCAGACGATGCAGTTACAGCTGCTAAATTAGCATCTAACTCTGTTGTATCTGCTAGTATAGTAGATGGAACAATTGTAGCTGGTGATATAGCTGATAATGCGATAACTGCAGCTGCACTATCAAATAACTGTATAGCTGAAGCAAACTTACAAGATAACTGCATTACGACAGCTCAAATACAAGCTAACAGTGTGGCGTCAGTTAATATTATAGATGGGACTATAGCTACAGGAGATATAGCAGATAACGCAATAACCTCTGCTAAGATAGCTGCTAATGCTGTAACAACCTCAGAAATAGCTGATGCTGAACTAACAACACTTGCTGGTATGCAGTCAGGTACTGCTTCTATTTTGGCTGGTGGCTCTGCTCTTACCGCTACTCTTGCTGAAATCAATACAGTGGTTGACGGTAAAGGTGTTCACACAACTATATCAGACAGTGATGCTCACTACCCAACTTCAGGAGCTGTTGTTGATTATGTTGCTGCACAACTTGATCCCGTAGGTGGCCTTGAAGTTATAGCTACTGATGCTGCATTCCCTAATACACAACCTGCATCAGGTGTTGTAATTAGTATTGCTGATGCTGGAGGTCTTGTTGTTGATGGATCTGGGTCTAGTACTACAGGTAGAACTGTTGGTGCTTCTACAGTAACTATTAATAACATTAATTCCCAATTTAATAGCTCTACCATAACTAATGGTGTAGCTATGATGGTCAGTTCTACTGGCTCTGGTCACATATATAACTATCATAAAGCAACATTAAGAGAGCAAGATATATTAAGTATAAGTTCAGATATTGATGATTTCGGTAATAGGTATAGAGTAGGATCATCTAACCCAGGATCTAGTAATGATGCTGGTGATTTATTCTTTAATACTACTAGTAGTAAGTTATTAGTTTATAATGGATCAACATCAGCTTGGGAAGAAGCTCAGTCTGTAGGTAACTTCTATATAAATACTATATCTTCATATAGTGGAACAGGTGGTAATAGTGCATCATTTAATGGTTCAGCTTATAGATTTGTATTATCTAATGTAGGTACATACGCACAACAGCATCTTGTTAGTGTTAATGGAGTCATTCAGAAACCTAATAGTGGAACAAGCCAACCCTCAGAAGGATTTGCTATTGATGGTAGTTCTATTCTGTTCAGTGCAGCTCCTGCTACTGGTAGCGATTATTTTATCGTCACCGTCGGAGCCTCAGTAAACATAGGTTCTCCAAGTAACAATACAGTTACTACAGCTATTCTACAAAACCTTGCAGTTACGACTGCTAAGATTGCTGCTGATGCTGTAGATGGAACGAAGATTGCAGATGATGCAATAGATTCTGAACACTATGTAGATGGTAGTATTGATGCTGCTCATATAGCAAGCAATGCTGTTACGACAGCTAAAATTAATGCTGACGCAGTTACTGGTGCTAAGATAGCCGATGATGCTATAGATTCCGAACACTACACAGATGGAAGTATAGACACAGCTCACATAGCAGCTGATCAAATAACTGGTGCTTTGATTGCAGACGATGCAGTTGGTGCTGAACATATAGAAGTATTAGATAGTCATTTACAGTTTGCCGACAGTTGTAGTATAAAACTTGGTACAGGTAATGATTTAGAGATCTACCATGATGGAACTAATTCATACATAACAAACGCTACTGGTGTGTTATTAATAAGAGCTAAAACCGATGAAAATAGTATTAACTGTAATCCTGATGGAGCAGCTGAACTCTATTATGATAATGTTAAGAAGCTTGAAACTGTATCCGGCGGGATTAATGTAGTTGGTTATGTAAACGTACAAAGTGGCGGTCATATTTACACAGAAGATAACGGTAAATTACTTCTCGGTACGGGTTCAGATCTGCAAATC